ATCTGAGTTGTTGACAAGAGCATCTGTATAGGCATAAAAGAGCATATCATATGTATAACTTATATCAGGGCATGGTCGAACCATGATTTGACTTTGTGCTGGGATGATTGCAAAAACTCTTGGTAGTGTTTTTACAATGCTTGGAAACGGATAGAGGGTCAGAGCCACATTCAAAGATTCGGGAGCCACTGGAAAATATCGGTCGCTCCAGAAATATTTCAGAAATTTCATATCCTTAAAATTGTGTGGATAGGAAAGATATGTGTCATCCGTTGAAACTGTCTGTCTCTTTTGCATGCAATTCCAATTTATGCGCTCAATATCTCTTTGAGCAAAATTCACGAAATCTGGAATTAGGGCCGTCAAATCCGATCTATTAAGCCAAAGGGCCACTTTACTTTCTATGTCAGAAAAAACCATCGTTTACCCCATAAAAAAATGGGGAATGGTGTCAAAAGGAGAGAAAGTCACCATTCCCCTAATTTGCCACCTGATAAATCAAGGGCAGTTAGTTGTTTACCTTATCTGACCAAACGGCAGCCAGTTTCAGGATAGATTGTCTTTACCCCATAAAGAATGTCGAAACGGCATTTCTCTACGTCAGCGTCAATATCATACTGACGAATAAAGCGGATGCTCAAATCGTTGTATGTCTGACGTGATTTAAACGCAGCACCTTGTGGCAATTCCATTGGTAGGAATACCAAAGCAAAAGTCTGCTTCGTAAATCCAATTCCTGCAACGTGGGTAGCAACTTTCGTTACTGCTCCAGTTGTGGTTGGAGATGCGGAAACATTCTGATATGCACCAGAAGTTGCGATAGATGGTGAAACAACCAATGTGTTTCGAGAACCCGTAAGGGTCAAGGCTGTCGTTACAGTAAATTGTTTCAAATGGCTCAAAGCTGTTTTGGTGATTGGGTTAACATCATAGGAACCCGCAAGAGTGACAACATCACCAACTGTAAATGTCGTTCCAGCACCACCCAAAACGTAGATGGATGAACCAGTCTGACTTGCTCCGCTGACTTCGCAAGAAGCCATTGTTCCTGCGGTATGAGTTACAATGTTCTGGCTCTGAAATACATCGAAGCCACCCATTGTTCCCAATTTTGCCGCTTCATAAGCGGTCTTAACCAATTTGTCTTGTAACAAAGCGGTCTGACCACCAGCCATGCTCCAATAGGACGCTGGATCAAGAACCAAATGACGATTGTCTCTTGGCATAGCAAGCAAATCCATTCTCGCACCAACCAATGCAACGCTTGTGGCAAAGGAACTTGGTGTCGTTGAGACTGTTCCAACAGCATTTGGAATATCCAATACTAGATTAGCAAGATCGGTATCTACCTGGTTTGCTAATACTGATACAGCAGGCTTAATATATCTTTCGCTGAATTTGTCAATGGACTCAGTTAATTCGCTTGAACTAAAAGAAAAGTCAACACCTTTTTGCTTGTTGATTGTGATTGTTTCGTAATTTTCAACAACGTTCTGGTTGGTGAAAGTTGCACCGTCACGGACGGTAAATTTGACAGGTCTGCGGATTCTAACCGTTGAACCAATCTTTCCCCATTCATTTTTGTAGTCTCTGTGAACTAATTTTCCAAAGACCATCTCATTTTCCAATGACATTAATGCTTCTTTCGCAATTATGTCATCGGTTATGATTGTATGTACTGAACTCATGATTTTTTATCTCCTAAAGATGATTTAATTCCCCCAAGGGAATATTATTTTTTGTAGATTTGGGCTTCTCTTCGCTTTATATACTCAGGCATCGGTAAATTTGAGAGGTCTGTAGCATCTGCTGCGGATTCGTTTGCGGCTCCTGCTCTGCCCAATGGTGCAGGGGCTTTTTTGTCTACTTTCTTTTCAGCATTTTTACCAGCATTGAACTTTTCGTAAAGTTTGTTCACCGCAACGGTTACTCGAACCGCTCTGTCGCCGCTTACGGTTGGATCAGTCAGGTGTCGAATGTCTTCCAAGGTCATCCCCAGTTCGTCAGTTGCAAACTTTGTGAGTTTGTCTGCCTTATTTGAATAATCTGGAATTTCATCGAGCAACATTGCTGTCGTTCTTGAAACTACACTCTGCTTTTGGCTTTCGCCTTCAACCATTTGCTGACGGTTATAGAGAAATTCTTCCTTCAGGTTTTCTAATTTCCTGATTGCAAGTCTTGCTTCAGAAAATTTTCCATCTGTCGGGTGAACCATTTCAAAACGCTCAAGTTCCTGGTTTATTTTCCCCAGGGCTGATCTTGGGTTCTGAAGATACTCATAAAACAATTCAGCTTTTGCCCTCATTTGAGGGTCTCTGATCTGTTCTAACTGTGAACTAACTTCTTTGTTCTTCTCTGCTAACGTCTGAAATTTTTTGTCATAACCACGCTGGAAACTCTTCATCAAAAGTCTTCCTTCGGGTGACAACCTTGAGGTATCCACCGTTTTATCGGTGTTCAATAAATCCTCAAGTTCTTCTGGCGAATATGTTTTCTTGCCTTCGCCAACAGGGGCAACACTGTCTTTGACAACTTCCTTATCTTGGGGTTCCGCTTCCTTTGGGGTCGCGCTCTCATCTTCGGGAGTTGGTTGATCAGTGGGTGTTTCATCGGGAAGGATTGTCTCTGTAGGTTCCTTGTCTATTGATGAAACAAAATCTTCTAATTCTTTACCGTCCATATATTCTCCTTGCCGTTCCATTGGATTGCGGCACAGCTTTGAGACAAAAAAAAGGCGACAAAATATGGAGGGATTGGCATCCAATCTTGCCGCCTTCTCAGAACTTCTTCCCTGTTTAACGGATCAGGTTAAACAGTTTGTCGTGTTGTTATTTTTTTTCTTTATTCTCCTTCATTCTCCGTTCCAATAAAAGTTCATTGGCATAACGGTTTATAATATCTTTAATCTGCTTGAGTGCTTTTATGTGTTGGAAAATAAATTCTCTTTCTTTAACTTCTCCAACCTTTGTTTCTTCCCAAACCTTTATTGCTGCTATCTCCAATGTATTTATTGCTTCATTGAAAACTGGATTTTCAAGCAATTCCTTTGCTTTATTTCCCCTTTCTATCGGGGATAAAGCATCGTTTATTGGAGAAAATGGAATTAAATCTTCCAATACAATTTCTTTCGCAAAAATCTTTCTTAACCAATCAAACATACGCTCTCCCTTTATTTATATCAATTACCCGAAAAATCCTAATGCGTCTGGTGTAACCACAGGATTTTGTGAATTTGCTGGCAATGCTGGCATAACTGGCGGTTGTTGTCCTGGAAATTGTTGCCCACCATTTGCCCCTTTTCCTGGAGGCGGTTGCCCTGGTGGAGGTGGTTGTATCAACCCAAAGCCAATACCAACTTGCTCCGCCAATTGCGCAATTTGTGGGTCTTGAATCATTCCCTTCTGTGCAATCATTGCTAATAGATTTTTCAACCCGTCATAAACACTTGGAGAGGTTACAAAATCTTGAACATTTCTAAATCCCATAGCCTTAACCAACTCTTTCATGGCATTGAAGACGTTAATTGGTGAAACAACATTCGCACCTGATTTTGATAGTTGTCCGTATAACCCAAGTAACTGTTGCATGAAAGTTATCGTTTGAGATTTTTCATCACCCAAAGCGACATTTACGACCACGTTGTAATTTCCAATAATCGTATCGGGGTCAATGTCAACCCAATTCCCCAGATATTTCACGGAGGTTTTCTTTTTCAAAAATAAGGTATTCAGGTCGATGATATCCGATACGAGTTCTGTGACACCCATTTCAGCAATAATTCGTGCCATTAATTTTACTCTTTGTGCAGCTTGAGCAATTTGTCCTGAAGCTCCACGCCAAGTCTTGTTCAATTCATTTTTTTCAACTCCCTGGAAACTCCTTGGGATACCAGAATGATAATCCTTTTCGGTAAGAAGCATTTCCCAAAAGGTGAATACTTCATTTGGCAATGGTGCTTTCTGCTCTGCCATAACGACCGTGTTCGGGTCTCCGTCTACACGAATCAAGGCACCAGGGAAGTTGTTATTAAGATAGTCATCAACATTTATTCTGTTGGTATCGCCAAAATATCTGCGATTGTTTGCGAAGTACAAATTGTCCATGATCTGGCGAAGCATGGCCGTTCTCAATAATTGAACTTCTCTCAATAAATCATAAAGAGAATATCCAATTATTCGATGTGATATTTTGATTGGAGAGATAATAACGAAAGGGGGTTTAATATATTTGTTGGGCATCTCTTTTAAGAGTTTGTCGCCGCAAATATAAACTATTTTCGCATCTCCTGTTTCTGAATCTCGGACGTAACACTCATATACGATAAATTCACTCTTCTCAGAATCGTAAAAGAAATCTTTCCCACCAAGGTCGGACAATCTTTCTTTTGAAACTTCAGATTCCCCAGACTTGTCATCTTTCAGATTTTCTAAATCATCTATGTCAGATTTGCCAAATTGTTTGATAAATTCCCACTTTTCATATTGGATTCGATGATACATGAAAGCCACTTTTGATAAGTCACGTGCGTCTATAGGGAAACCAAGGTCTTCGGGAGGAACTGATTCAATAAGAGGATATTCATCTGAAGATGTTTTCTTTATTGATATATCATGCTCTTTGATTGGGGGCGGGGGCATCATTCCCATCTGCAATGCTTGAAAAACTTGTTGTTGATTCAAGATTCTCTCTGTATGAGCAACCACTTCCACGCCTTCTTCATTCAATTTTGCCTGATATTCCTGATCTGTCAGACCTTCATAGTCTTTGTTGATAACCTGCGTATCAACAAACCATTGGTATTTTATCGCGCCAAATTTCATCAAAAGTGCAGAGTCAATCCAATCATTCATAACAAGGAACCAATTATTGTTCTGCTGGAGTTGCTGATTAACCAAAAGGTTCATTTGATCTGCGGCGGGAACATCCTTTTCGCTGGCTGGTTCTATTGAAGCGATGGAGTCCGATGCGGTGAATATTTCAAGTAGAGACGGCTTAACCCAGTTTATAGCATCCTGTAAATCGGTTGTTGTAGCATTGCTCTGTCCTTCACGGGATTCCAAAATCTCTGGGTCACAGCGGTAAAATTTTAGGGCGTTTACCCTGTTATCCGTAAGTATTTGCATTCCATCTTTTATCTTCTTTATCTTCTTTAGGTAAAAATGAATATCTTTTTTTGCGGCCATTTAGTTCTCCTGCTTTATTTATACAATTCCTTACACAATCCCTTGAGACTTATATTTGTACTTCAGTTCTTTGGTATATCGTTTTGGATCGACATACTTAGTTCCAGATAGGGTAGCGCGATACAAATTTTCGAACATATCATCATTGACCTTTTCTGGCCGCCCTTCTGCATCGAATTTTAGTCTCT